AATATTCACCACACCTTTAGTCTCTAAAGAACTTCCTATTCCTAGAAAATCCATCAAAACGATTATACAAATCAAGGTCAATAGTTCTCAGTGATGCTGCTTCATCAGACCTGATAATTTCATCAGAGGTCATAAATGCTCTGTATAAATTTTGTTCAGATGGAGTCTTTCCAAAAGAAGTATCAGTTCTAAAAGTTGGTTGTGGAATAGGTTCAAAATTCTTTTCAAACCCACCATAACCATGTGGACGCCGTTTGATTGGAGTTGTTGGAGCAGATACAACTGGTACAGGCTCCGTCCACTTCACAGTGTTTCCACTATTCATCTTATAGGTAGAGGTATTACCCTCACTACTTACAGATGCAATACGAGACTTACGCTTCTCAGTACGATTAATACTTTTAATCGCTCTAGAGATTTCTTGAACCTTAGTATCAGGCCCAATAGTAATTCCCAGACCAATAACAGACTTCATTGTATCATAGTCTTTACAACTAAACTTAGGGGGGTTAGTAAGAACAACAGTTCCTTTCTCTACGTCATCAGAACAAACAAGTGTGATGGACTTAGGTGTAGGAACAGTCACAGTTCTCTCACCAGCCATTACAGCTGGTGAGATTAAAGTTACTGCAAGTGCAGTAGTAGTTAGTAGATTTTTCATTATATAATTACCCTTTATCAGCAAGTTTTTCGAAATAAGACAAAGTGTCATCTTCTTCATTAGAACCTTCACTAAACGCCGTGACTTGTGATTCACTCACGGTAGGAGCAGGCACCTCTTTGGTATCTACTGTTACAGTTACAGAAGGCGCATCTTCCATAATATTTACTGCATTACCTACAGATGTTGTACCAGCAAGTACAGTACCTAAACGAGTCTTTAACTCATCATAAGTCTTGAAGTTTGTCGATTCAGTAAACTCTTTAAGAGAATACTGCGTCTTCCACAATGCTTCAATGTCATCATCATTATCTTTGATAGGTGATGGTGAATCAAACTCAGACTTGTCATAGTTCCAGTAACCCTCTACCTTACGTAGCTTCAACTTGAAGTCTGCACCTTCCCAGAAATCGAAAGGATTCAGTGGGGATTCATCTTCAAATGCTGGTTGCATTGCTTCCATGCACTTGTCAAAGATTTTCTTACCAAAGCGATAGAGCATCACTTTACCTTCATTAGAAGGATTGGCAGAATCTTTAACGACCAGAATGTTTGCAAAGTACTGCAACTTACGTTTCTGTTTACGAGCGATCTCTTTATCACTCTCAACACCAGAGTTCCAATATGCAGAGTTCATCTCTGATACAGGATCGTTTTGACCGATAGTAGTGAGAGAGTTCTCAATATACCATTGACCAGTAGGGCCTTGAAACGCATGGTTCCAGACTTTCGCCCAAGGAAGGTCTTCACCTTCTGGTGCTGGAAGAAAACGAATGATTGCGAAACCATTACCAGTTTTATCCATCACTGGTTTCCAGATACGCTCATCAATGTAAGACTTCTTTTCTTGGGGCTTGTTTTCATCTTGAACTGCACCGAGCAGTTTGTCAAGACTATTGGACTTCTTTAAAGTTGCTAACGACATATGTATTCTCCTTATGTAAATATATGCTATTTTTTATCGTATGTTTAATGTAACACATAGTTCTTCTTTTGTCAAGTACCTTACGTTATTAAATTTAACATTAGATATCTCTCCAGCACGATGAATAGGGTCTACCCAATAAAAGGTAGTATCCTTAAACTCGCCGAACACTGTGTGCATCTGGTTCAACCAATTAACTGAGTTAAAACCTTTTGCATCACTTGGCAGATAATTATCTGTCCCTTTATATATGTTGTTCAGAGACTCATCATATGAAGACAAATCAAATCCTAACATGTATACTTCCTTCGAACTAAAGAAAGGAGAATCTCTATTTACTTCTTGACATGCAAGATGTAGAGCTGTAGTACCAGCAGACCACCCCACAGGGAAGTCTATTGTTTTTACATTATCATTTTCTCCTAGATATGTAATCCAAATCCCCATATCCTTTTCCATCTTCAGACATAGGTCTTTCATATCAAGAGAAGGATTCATTGTCTTAGCAATAAAGACCTTCTCATTGACCTCAGCAGGGTCTTTACCAGACACTACACACTGTTCTGTATGATTCCCAGAACTCTTATTCTTATGGACAAACTCTTCTGGTATGTCCCAACCATTGAACATCATGTCTGCAATCTCAGCAGGAATAGGACTCCAGTTAGCAAAATGCAAATTGTTTGTATCTGTCAACGCATAAGAAAGTTTTGACTGAGATATCTCGTATATCTCTTGTTGCATTGCATAGTCTACAGACACAAGGTTATCTACCCACATGTCACGATAGATAGCGTTGCAACCCCACGTTGGAATATCATGCCAACTCAATGTAGGATTGTCACACCATTTTCTAGATTCACCATTACCAAAGACAATGGCTCTGTTCATTGCATTATCCAGATTGATCATAACCTCATCATTCATATTGGCTGTAGACCTTACTAGTTGATGGGTTTCTTACACTCGTTTGCAATTCTTCAACTCGTTTTTCCATTACACTAATTGCGGTATTGATATTACCCATACCAGAATTGTCTCTGAAACGACTACGTAAAAGTGCAATTTCTTCTGTCAAAACTATAATTTTATCTAAATCATCCATTACTTAATGCCGCCCATGAATGAGGAAACAAAGGTTGAGCGAGAGCATCGATCTGATTAGCAACTTCCCTAGTTTCTTCTTGTGCATCTGATTTACATCGTAGGTTACAGACACGAGCAAATGCCATTAGTGTTCCACTCCAGTACCACTCAGTCATCATAGATTGGGGAAGAACCATACGTGCTTGTTCTGGTGCAACTCCCTGACCTAGAAGGTGTTCATAAGTCCACTTTGCTTTCTTACAAACTTGTTGATAATCATCAACCATCGAACCTCTAGGATTGATATCAATAACTTCATCAGAAGACCCCTGTTTTGCGTTCTCAGGGGAGCCTCTCCACACTTCTGGTTCATGGAACTCAACTTCATCATCCACATACCGTCTAGAAATCTCATTCCAGACAAGACCTACTTGATGTTTTACCAACTGTCTTGCAACAAACACTGGAGCCTTAATATGGAACTGCAATGATGCATGTCCAAAGGGACTCCAGTGGTTGTGTTTTGCAAGATAATTAATTAACTTAGTATCCTTTGGATCATCGTAAACCTTATTTGATTTACCAAAAGATACACGGGCGGCATTTACTACCGACAAATCACTGCCCATTTGGTCTATTAAAGTTACAATACTCATCTTTATGTATTGTGCTTTCTTGGGCGATAACCCTGTGGCCATTGGGGATGTCGTGTTGCAAGAGACTTAACTCGAGCTCTCAACTCCTCATTACTTTTTACCAACTCAGCATTATCAAAAGACAATGACTTAACTTGGGTTTCAAGATCAACAGTCTTTGATTCAAAAAAGGCTGCGTTACGTACTTCTGTATTCTCATCCATCACTTGGACTCCTCTATAAGTTTTAATAGTTTTATTCTATACCTATTCTTGTCAATTGTCAAGAACCTTTTGTAATTATTCATAAACTTTTTTAAATCAGGCCATATAACATCGTCCTTTAATTCCTCATTCCACGTTTTACTAAAATTAACTAAATCATTTAATATGATCATAGTCTCTATAGATATACGACCACCCAAAAACTCCTTTAAAAGTTTAGGATGATTGCCTTCTATGATTGTAAATAATCCCTCAAAACTTTGTACTAAGGGGAGCATCTCTACAGCAAACTCCTCAAAGAAACCTTGCCTCTTGAGTTTCCATGATTGATAATTGTTGTCATTGAAGTTTGCGATATAACCATTGCGGTCATGAATGAAATTTGATATGAAATAATCCTGTGGATTATCGTACTTCTTTGCTATCTTTACAAAGAATCCCCTGTCCTTACGTTTGTAGAACGAGTCTCTCTTAATCTTTGTCTTACCTTTATAGGTGATATAATCATAATCACCTTTACCAAAATGAGCCTTTAATGCACAATACATTAAATAAACGTCAATTGGTTCCATCTTCTTTGTATCCATCTTCTTCAACTCTACGTTCTAATCTAGAGGGGGATAAACTGGCTGCAATAAAAGAACATGCAGCCAACATGGGAATAACATATACCATCTTATCAGTAAGATATGCGGTGATATATGTCGGGACTAGTACAATGACTGCCTGAAGCAGACTATTTCTCATCAGTCTGAATGAGCTCTTGAGTGGTCACAGGAGTATCGCCTGGTAAAGTCGGGTACTTTAACTTATAGATAACATAAGGTTCTTCACAAACACCGTTGTCATCACAAGT